TGTAGCAAAATATTCTTGAGATTTTTTTTTTGATCTAGCCCCTGATCTAATATAAGTCCAAGGTTTACTTGGATCTAATGGTTGTTTTAATTTTCTAACAACAGGTTGTACTACTTGTCCTTCAAATTTTTTATTAAATTCTATATTTGTATCATCTCTAAATTTAATAGCTTTTGCTAATCCTTCTTTTGTATAGGGAGCTGTAAACTTTTTATTAAACCCTTGTCTACTATATTGAACATAGTATCTTTTTTCTCCACCTTTAGTATTAAAGGTTTTTATATAAGGTTGTCCTTCAACTGGAGTTACATTGTATCTTATTCCTGCATATCCACCTGGACCCGCGAGGCCACGTTTTACAGCTGGTTTAACTTCACCAGTTTTTCTGTCGTATAAAACGTTATTTGTTTTTTCTACAAGCTTGTTTACAATCTCTGCGATTTCATCTGGAGTTAACTTCTTAACCGGTCCGCCGTCCGCGAGCCGTTGTCGTGATTTTAAATTATCTAAGATTGATTCAAATGGACCAGCCATTACTTCATTCTGAATAAAGAATTCAGTCCTCCACCTGGCTCAAATTCTCTTCTATACTGCAAATTGAATTGAGGACCGCGGTCTTGACTATAATTTATATTTCCTAAAAATTGATTACCTTGATCCATCATACCAAATCCTGCACCTATACTAGGAGCCATTCCTCTTTGTGCATATATCCCAGCACCTGCTTGTCCACCAGGAATTTCAAAATTTCTAGTGTAGCTAGCAAAAGGATCTAAATTTTGTGAAAGCCCTACATTTAAATTTTGATCAGGTGTTTCAATAATACCTACTTCTATTGGTGGGTATCCTGCTGATCCTCCACCTGCTAAACTAACAATACCACCCATTGCTAATTTTGTTGCTTTCTCTTGTAAAAAATTTTCTAACTGTTCCATCTCCATAGGAGTTAATTGAAACAAAGGTTTTCCAAAAAGTTCTATAGCTATATTATTTTTTTCAGCTCTTGGATTAGGTGCTGATGCCATAATATCTTCTTCTCTTTCTTCAAAGATTTTTTCATCTTCAGGAACATATATAGTTTCTCTGTTGTTATATAAAAAATCAACAGGTCCACCTTTTGCAAACAAAGATACATAATCATCTGCATTCCCAAACATTTTTCTTAATACAGGATTTTGATCGTAAACATTTTTAAGATTAACTTTTCTATAATCAATAGGAGGAGCTTTTGCAACTGGAGCTTCTGTAACAACAGGAGCTGAAGCTGTGGCTACCTTTTCTATTAAAGGTCTTATAGCTTTTATAATTGATCCCATTTAATAATATTCCCTGTTCATTGGTGGTAGTTCAAAATCTTTTTCATCTTCCGGGTGCGAAATAAAACCACCTTGTCTAAAACGCATAACCGCTTGTGTCATAGAATCCACTAGATCATCGTGTTCCCCGTAAGGAAATGCAGCGCATTCTTCTATAACTTCTTCTGCCCACTTTTCATCTGGCGCCCAAATAATACCACTTTCAAATAGTGGTGATACAGCGTTTACTCTAGCATGTTTATCATTTCCTCTGCTAGGTGTGAAATTTATAACAGGTATCCCCATTTTACGCAACTCATATGTAAGAGGCAGTCCTGAAGCTTTAGATTCTATAATAACTGTCTCAGGATTCCAATATTTATATTGTTCCATGGCCTTTTTCTTTAGTTCTGGAAACTCTAATCTTTCCTTAACTGCATCTAATAATATTAAATTAGCAGGACTATCTTGGTCTGGATAGAATACACCCCAAGTAGTTATTGCAGAATAATCAGCACTTTCCTTTTTTAAAAAAGCCGTATCATAACTTTGTATAACATGTTGTAAAGGAGGCATATAAGATTTCTCCCATTTCTTCCACCAATCCCTTTTAATTAATGATCCTTCTTCTGATGTTGGATTTTGCATCCATTGTGCATTCCATTTACCAATAGATAAAGATGCTTTAACACCTTCTAATTCTTCTACTTTCCAATACTCAGGCCAAACTGATTTTCCTGAAGGTAAGATTGCCGGAAATTCAATAAGGTCCCATTTATCTGATTTAATTTCTTTTTGTGATTTAATTAACATCCCTGTTAAATCTTTTGTGTTCCATCTTGTCATAACCACAACAATTGTTCCACCTGGTTGTAAACGCTGACGAGGGCCTGATGTATACCATTCATATGCCTTCTCCATAGAATCCATGTTCATCGCATCTTGTTCTGAATGTGGATCATCGATGATAAGTAAATCCGCTCCACGACCCGTGATTGCCGATCCGACACCGGCTGCATAATATTCTCCGCCCTGTTCAGTTTCCCATTTACCAGCGGCTTGAGAATCCTCACGTAGTCTAGTATCAAATACTTGTTTGTATTCTAAAGAATCCATTAAGTTTTTAGCTTTACGTCCAAAGCGGATTGCGAGCTCTGTAGTGTGTGTTGATTGTATAATTTTTAAATTAGGTTTTCTTCCTACCATCCATGCAGGGAGTAAGAATGATGCAAACTCAGACTTAGTGTGTCGAGGTGGCATATTAATAATTAATCTTTTTAATTTTCCTTGAGCTATCAAGTTAAATTTTTCTGCAATTTTTTTATGATGAGCACCTTCTATGAATTCAGGCCAAACATGTTTAACAAAAGAAAGAAAATCATCATGTACTTTTGATTTGGTTTTTTTTTCGGATAATTTAAGTGCAACAGTTATAAACTCCTTACGCGCATCTGGCGGAAGTTTATTAATAATATCTTCATTCATAAAAAATTTTTTATAATATTTTTAACCTTGTTTGTATACCTAATAAGTATTTTCAAGGTTATATATGTCTAAAACTCCAAATTCACCCCTAGGTTGTGGGACCCCTATACGTATAAAGGGGGTGGGGGGTGTTGTCTATAGGCTGTATTAGGTTTGACTTGGGACCTCTATGTGTAGTTGCGGTAAGTGTAGAATGTAGCAGGTGCGTTATTTATCTTGACATATTAATCAATCTAGTAATGTCATATATTCATTAGGAAAGTATTTAGAGAACCAAGATAATCCTTTCTGTACTGTATCATAGTCCTCAAATTGTTCAGCGCCCATAATTAAATCATAGACTGCAACAGCGAACCAAGGCAGACTTGCCTTTACTCCTGTAAATCTATTCGGCACTTCAATTAGTTTATCTTTTGAGTCAAGGTTTAGATTAACATCAAATGGAATGCGATACTCTTTGCCTTGCCAGTTTATTACATGTAGTGCTTTAGTCATTTATTATCCTTTCTGTTTAGTGAGCCGATTTACATTACAAGGTTAGTCGGCTCGTTATTATATTATTATATATGGGATATTATGTCAATACATTATTTTCATTTTCTTTTAACTTTATAGTTGTGCGAGTATAATCGCGTCCAACCCAATCTTGATGAGTTGTTTCAATTATATCTATTGGAGTTTCTTGTGGTTTAGTTTTAAGTCCAACAAAGTTTATTAATTGAGTCATATGTACCTCTAGCCAATCGTTCATACATCTCTCATCGCAAAAATATCTATCCCAAATATAACCCCAATCATTTTGAGAATCTATATCCCACCTTGCATTGCGAGTGCGCAAAACTTTATTTCCTTTTGTTCCTCTCACTCTTGATTGAGTGTCATATGTATGACACTTTGTTCCTTGGCAAATATGTTTCATGTTATGCTACCTTTTTTAAAATTAAAGGCGACTCGTATCTTAAAATTGAATAGACAACATCTTTTTCTGTATTAATTAAATTATATCCTCTTAACTTATCCTCGGCGATATCAATATCTTTTGTGTTATCCACAATAGTAAAATCACTAGGGATATTGGAATATGTTCTCTCTCTTAAAATTAAGTATGTCATTATTTATTCTCCTCTTTTAAAGTTATTATAAATTTACCTTTTGCTGTTCTAAAACCTTGTGCGTCCTCATCATAGTAAGTTAATAAATCAGCACCAGCTTTTGAAATCCATTGTTTGCACAATTCGTTCCAAGTCGCATTTCTTACAATCGTTTTTTGGTCTTTGTTAGAGTAATAAGATATTACAAATTTTACTCCATTTTTTAGTTTTTCCATTTTGTTATCCTTTCTGTTATGGGACTATACTACTATATAGTCCCATAAATGTAAATGCGACATATTGTCGCAGGTGTTTTAATTTAATGCAACTGCTGATTGTCTTGCCTTTTTAAACTGTGCAATAATAGCTTTGTTATCTTGTTTAACTCGTCTTGATTTAATTAAGTTAGCCAAGTTTTCTGGTTGATAAATAGTTAATGATACACCAACTGTTCTTTGCAATTCGTTTTCATTAACATTTAAACCCAATGCACCACAAAGGTCGATTGCGTCTTTTACATATTTATAATCTTTAAGAGCATTATTAATATCTCTCATATCTTTAAAAATATGTTCAGCCCAAGTGTAATGAGTATTAACAAAACTTTGTCTTGCGTTTTTAAAAAGTTTCATTTCATTAAACTCACTACTAGAACAAGGTATCGTTCTTGAACGACAATAACTTGTACCGATTACATCAAGTGAAAATTTATTTTTCCACTCTTGATATAGTCCATCCTCGTTTCGATAGCCAAGAAAATTTTTAATCTTGTCCACCTCTTGTGTCCAATATGGATTTGTTCTGTTGTCTTGTGCTTTGTTTTGGATAGTGATTTCTGGGTTGATACCAACTGCTTTCAACTCATCACGATAGTATGCAATACCAAAGTCCATACTGTCAAATCGTCCAGACATATTTGCGTCCAACTTAAAGTCAAAGTGTTCGGCATTATCTCTATCGTTTTCAGTCGTTTGCATTTCTGTATTGGCAAAATAAAAACAACTATCTTTTGCAACAACATCACAGGCACTACCATATTTCTTTTTAAATGATTGTAGTGTTGCAACATCATCTTTTGGATATGCTCTATTTACAACTTTAGTAGCAGTTTTAAATGCTCTATCATAAGCAGTAATTATATCCTCTTTTGCTGATATAAAGTTTTCTCGTTCAGTAGTTTTCTCGTTCTCAAAATGAGATAAAATTAAACTACCGATTTTTTTTCTTATATCAGTATTTAGTCTTGTTTTATTTGTACTCATTACTCACTCCTTTGTTAGTTAGAATTATTTTTTACTACACCTTGAAATTTCTGTCAATAGGATTATATGGGATATGTTCTTATGAATTGTTTTTTTAAATAACAAATGCGTTATTATTAAAACAAGAGAGATAGTTCAAAAGTGAATTCGTTTGGCAAGCATCGTTTAAGAACAACCCCTAGAATTGGTTAACCAATTCTAGGGGTGCGACACTATGTCGCATTGACATAACCTATGGTTGTGTTTTGGTTTAAGCTACAAGCCTCGAGCCTGCGACACTATGTCGCATGTACACGAAACGTGGATTGTGCTAAAGTATTTATAGACTAATTAAAAGCTACTTGTTCAGAATCTTTTAATTAGTCCATTAGAAAGAAAAACTAACAGAGGAGTAAAACATGGGACTAGACCAATACGCAGGCTTCAGAGATGAAGAAGGCAAAGTAAAGGAAGAATTTTATTGGCGTAAGCATGCTAGATTACAGCAGTTTATGGCTAGTGAATTCGAAGAACAAAATAAAACAAAAAGAGAAAATAATTCTTCAGAGGGTTTGCAACATCTTGGCTTCAATGGTGGGCAAGGTGGAGTTAAACTTACAAAAGAATTAGTTGAACGATTAGAGGAAGCATATAAAAATAAATACTATGATTATTTTGCTCCCGATGGTTTCTTTTGGGGACAACAATTCCAAGAGGAACAGGTTACAGAATACGCACAACAAGATGAAAAATTTATTGAGTGGTGCAAAGAGCAATTAGAAGCCAAAAAAGATATTGGCTATGATTGTAGTTGGTAATGATTGAACTATTAGGAATACACGCCACGGACTTTTTGCTGGCGTGTATTCTATTTACATTATGGTGGATGATATGGAAAAATTAAAAAAATTAGGATTTAAAAAAATTAAAACAGAGCCAGGATTTCATATGTTCGAATTAAACCCGGCCACGCTGCGCGAACCGGTGAACGACACAAAATCATTTGGAAGGCATCAAGAAGCACCAAGCCTAAAAAGCTCCAAGCCTCAAGCCTCAAGCCTGCGGCATAATGCCACAGATACAAAAAGCAAAAAGTAACTATATTATAACTAATGAAAACTAATGAAGCTTTGAACCTGGTCGGCGGTCTGAGTAAACCTTCTAAAATGCCAGGTTGGGCGTATGGCATACCTGCAAAAGAATGTAAGACTGGAGCGAAGCTGCAGCAGGTGAAGGGGTCAACTTGCTACAATTGTTATGCCTTAAAGGGTTGTTACGTGTTCCCTGTTGTACAGGCTGCACAATACAAACGATTAGATTCTATTAAACATCCAGCGTGGGTCAAAGCAATGGCGATGTTGATCAACTCTAAAAAAACAAAATTCTTCCGCTGGCATGATTCAGGAGACGTGCAGAGCGTCAAGCATCTAGCCAAGATATTCGAAGTGTGCAGGCGGTCCCCGGACGTCCAGCACTGGATGCCGACACGCGAAGCGTGGGTAAAGCCATATCTTTCTAGAGCTCCAAAAAATTTAGTTATACGATTTTCAATGCCGATGGTGGACCAAGAGGCAGCCACAAGCTGGCCTCATACTTCAACTGTAGTGTCTGGAGCTGGCAGGACTTGTCCTGCACCAGATCAGGACAATGCATGCGGAAGCTGCCGGGCGTGTTGGGATCCTTCTGTTAGGAATGTTGCATATGGTAAACACTAATGTGCAGCAGCAGCGTGGCGCGGGCCAAAAGCCCGCGTCAAATTGTCGCGCGTCAATTTGTTTGATTGACAAAGCGTCAAGCCCCAAGCCTCAAGCCATATGAAACTGATTACTTTACAACAGGCAAAAGAATTGCGCAGCGCGGGCCGTATAGACCAGCCCGTCAAACATTGGAAATGTTTCGATGGTGATTCCTGGCATTATTATTGTTGGTTGGATGGTATCATTGAGTGGCTCGAGAAGCGTCAAGCCTCAAGCCCTGAAAGCGTCAAGCCTCAAGCCTGTGTCGATATGTCGCATTGACAACGCTACGCGTCGTGCGGTTCGTTGATCAAGATTCGTTGGATATGTTCCCAGTCATTCATGGCCAAGCACGGCGTTTCGCGGTGGTCAGTCATTAGACCGTGGATCGCGGAGCTTTCATAAAGTTTTACGCAAGAGGAAGAGGCTTCTTCTACTATGATAAAATTCCGTTTTGTTCTGGTCGTATGAAATAGAATTTGATGTGGTGAAAATGATATTTTTGGACCTCTTGCAATCTTCATTTCTAACAT